GACATGGGCGATATTAGTATGAAGGGCTTGAACTGTAGCGCCTTTCTCATTCTCGATATAAACTTTCTCACAGTGGCGGACGTTGGCGTAGAAGTCCTCGTCTTTGCCATGCTCGCCCTCTTTAAGGCCTGTATAATCTCCGACGATAAGAACCTGCCTAACGTCGTCTGTAGCGTTGCTGTCGAGAAACTCTACGCGATATCCACCGCCGGGGCCGTGTAGCACCGTGGGAAAGAAGGCGTAATTAAGTGTGGTTAAAAGGGATAGGCCGCCTGTCTTTGAGATAGCCTTAATTGTAAACAGATGTGACATGTATAACTCCGTGTCGTTCTAGTTGTTGTTTCGCCTTATGGCGCTCAGGCTCGCACCTGAGAGGACAGAGATATCATTTAATAGTCATATAAGCAAATGGAGCGGAGGGAGAGTTAAGTAGGTACTCGAGCGATCAATCTCGGCCCTTGCCTATGCTCTTCTGTCTCGCATATGGGCCGCGTCTCCCATACGGTGCGCCCTCCGCTCTCGAGCGCTTAGCTCTTAGCCTGTCGCTTTGCAAGCAATTCGTTAGGATCTTCCAGAGGCCAGCCGTCGTCGTCGAACTTAAGCTTAGGCGTTCCTCCCTTCTCGAAAGACTGCTGATCGCTGTTATGGTGATGCTCGCAGAGGCTATCGAGGTTCTTAGGATCTACGAAGAGATCCCAGTCGCCTCTATGTGCCTTAGTGTGGTTTGCTACCGTAGCGGGGACTGTCTTCCCTTCAGCTTTGCACATATGACAGAGAGGCTCTCTACGGAGCTGGAATAGGCGAAGTTTCTTCCAGACGCCAAGGCCGTACCACTTGATATAGACCTCTCGAGCTACACGCTTCGCCATGTCGATTAGTCGATATGCGCGAGATATTGAGACACTATAGGACGGATCTCTTTTACGCTTACAGAATTGAACAATAATCGCTTAATATCAGCACAAGCCTTATTGAAATGCTCCGGATTAGTCCTACAGAGCTGTCTCTGTTTAGCGTCGCCTCCTAAGAGCTTATGTGTTTCCCGGATCAACTTTTGCTCGAGGAGATCTTCGGCGCTAGGCCATACGACGCCGCCGTCCTGTTTCACAAGCTCTCGAGTGCTAGTCTCTGTTCCGACGAATATAGGGAAGAAATGCTGTCCACTAAGAACAGAAACAAATATCCGGCCTGTTTTCATATACTCGGCGTGTTCTTCGCTTGTGAGCTCTACAGCGAGGACATTGTGAGAGCCATTTGTAAAGCACTCTAGATCTACGACGTTCTTAGCGGCCTCAGGAGCCGCGAACTTGAAGTTACACCCTTCGAATTTAACTGCCTTTCCCATTACTTAAAAACCTCTTCTAGGCCGTTCTCAGAGAGAACCTCTATAAGATCTTCATGTAATGAGATTACGGCCGTATCTCCGTCTATGCCGACTGTGAGGATCTTACTCTCCGGATCTGTGAGATAATCGGACATATTTTCGAGCTCCGCCGCGCCGGGCGAATTATCTTCCATTTCAGTTAATTTTCGCAAGATCTGTCCGAGAGATCCTATTTTTACATTTAGAGACTTCATTATGCGTCTTCCTTTGCGTTTAGATTGATAGTGCCGGGCTGTAGGGAGCCGACATTCTCCCGATTGTTAAATTTTGGCTTTCCCTGCCTCATTTTCTCGAAATAAGTCGCTTTTGCGATCAACAGATCCGGCTCTGGAGCGTCTTCTGGAAGCCCGAGCGTAATCCAGTCGTGAACTTTGCGTAAAACATGCTGGGGGATCTGCCTATGTCCACTTTCGAACTCTTGAACGCGCTTTTTACAATTATTGCCGTTATAACCGAGCATTAGGCCAAAAGTGGCCCTTTTATAGTCCAGCTTCTCTCGAGAGGCCTTAAACGCCTTAGCTAGCGGCCGTCTTTCTTCTATAAATTTAATTGCGGTCATTTTTCACCTGCCCTTCCTGTAAACGGGTTCCTTATCCAGCGATAATCCGAAATGACGGCCCCTTCCATGGCTCCGCCGTCGCAAATAGAGATCTCTTGCAATACAGCACTGTCGCAAAGCTCAGCGCCGCCTAATGTCTCAAATAAGCGGTATTTATGATAGCCGATAGACAAAGATCTCATATATCCCTTAATTACGGCTTCAGTTATGCCTCGGCCGAGACTAAATCTCGGATTAATCACTCCAGAGACGTAGATCCCGTATTCTGAGGCCTGAATATGATCCCACGCGCCTATAGCTAGCTCTTCGTAAACGTGATTGTAAAACATCGGCCGATAGAACGGCCCGAGAGCGAGATCTTCGCTAAATGCGCCCGGCGCTAGGACGTCTGCGTTCTCGTCCTCCTTCCAGAAGAAGGTAGCATAGCCAGAAACGCGTAAAGCAGAGCCGGGGAGTTTCGGAGATAATATGCTTCTAAGAGATCTCATTTTCTGAAGAATTTCCTAAAGTACCCAAATACGGGACGCGGATTTGACGCTTTTAAAGCCTCTACAGCCGTTACGAGCTGTTTACACTGTTCCTCAGACGCTCTCAGACGTCGCCTGAGGGACTTTATCTCATTTGTGAGCTCTAAGCTGTAATCGACGCCCTGCTCTATGAGGCGTGTTAATTCGCGGTCTATGGCACGTCCTGAGGCCGCTTTCCGGACTAAAGCCTCGAGCTCCATAACATCCTCTTCGTAATATGGCTCTATCGTGCCTCCCGGCTTAGCAAAGTATCGAGATCCGTAAGAATGGATTAACCGCTTTTTCATTCTGTCCACCCTAAAGCTTCCCAGTGCTGTTTATCGAAGAGCTTTCTAACGTCCTTAGGGCATGTACGAGGACTAGGAGCTGAAGGAGGCCACTCTCCGGCGTTCTGATTAACATAATCAGCGCGGATCTGCCAAGCCTCGAGCGATTTAGCTTCTTTACTCTCAGCGCGATCATATACGCCTTTATCGAGAAAGTGAGTAAAGTTTTCTGAGTTCAACAGCGGCACGAGGCCCGGCATGTAGCGGCCGCCGTCGCGCGTCTGCTCTGGAGAAGCATAAAACCACAATACAGCGTTAGCTACTCTGGACGCTGAAATAGAATTTTCCTTCCGGGTAACGATCTTAGTAAATTTGGCTAGAGCGGGCTTCTTCTTATGACGAGTTCTAATGTCTACAGGAGTGATCTCGATTATCTTCTTCCAAAGCTTCTCAAAGATATCTCCCGTAGATGGACTGTTGTCGGACTGTTCAGGATTGTTAGGGGGCATGTCCTGACCTGTGTCGGGGGCGTCTCCTGCCCCTGTCGGGGTTACGTCACTATTTTCTCCATTATTGACGGGGGCGAGAGATAACCCCCCTGTCTGGTCTATAACTTTCGATAATGGGAGCGCAGATATAGCCTCTAAGTCGATCTTATAGATCTTTACAAAGCCGTTAGTTACCCGGCGTTTTCCTGTCTCAATTATGAGCGGGGTAAAGTCCTCATACTTCTCTCCGACAGCTACAAGCTCCCTCATATGTTTTTTAATTGTAGAGATCCCGTACTCAGTCTCGGCCGAAATTGTAGGTTTTGAGAGCCATATATCCGAGCCGTCGTGATTAGCGGCGTCGGCCATTACGAGGAGAATAGCTTTTTTGACGGCATGGCCGACAACACGAGAGCGAATATGTGCTGTAACGATATAACTCACAGCGCAAAGCCTATATTTAGCTTGCGAAAGTGTTTTTTAATCAATATATAGATTTTGTTCATTGCGAACCTTCTTAGTTTTTTAAATTAAGTCGCGTCTTTCCTGAGACATTTTAAGACCCCGCTCTGGTAGCCCGTTGCGGGGTTTTTCTTTGGCCTATGAAGAGCCCCGCTGTCAAGCGAAGGGATCCTCGTCGTTTATTTCTCCGTCCTCCTCGAAGAGCTCTGTAATTAAGTCATACTTTAACTGACAACGGAGCTGGATCTCAGCGAGCGGGCCGCCCTTGTTCTTCGCTATAATTACATTCATCTTATCTCGAGCCTCCCTGAGATCGTCGTAATAGGTCTGCTTTGCGTCGCTCTTCTCCGGCTCCCCGGCATCGAGCAAGATCTTCTCCTTACGATAAATCAACAGGACGATATCGGCCGCGTCCTCGATACCTGAGGATCCTTTAAGATCTGATATCTGCGGCCGCTTATTATCTCGCTTCTCTACCTCTCTAGATAGCTGGGCTAAGAGCATGACGTGAATATTAAGCCGCTTTGCGAGTGCCTTCAGGTTCTTACAGATCTCCGCGAAGTATTTCACGTCGTTTCGAGGATCCTCGCAATCCGAAGCGCCCATTAGCTGAAGATAATCGACGACGATCATATCGAGGCCGCCTAATTGCTTCTCCATGGCACGAGAGCGCTTTTCTATGTCGCTATATGTGAGCCCTGAGGCCTCGTCGATAAGGACAGTCTCCGGGATCTTATGGAGAGCTCCCTTTAGCCTCGTTATTTGAGCGTCGCCGACTTTATGTCCTGCGATCTTGTTGTACGCGATACCGAAATTAGATCCCAGAGCTGAGGACGCGGCCCTCTCGCCCAGCTCGGTAGCAGGCATTTCCTGAGAGAAGAAGCCAACCTTACCGGGGACGCCTTCGTCCTTATTCGAAACAGATAGAGCTATGTTACGGGCTATATTCGTCGCTAGTGACGTCTTGCCCATAGACGGCCGCCCAGCGACGACAGAGAGCTTCCCACGGCCAAGGCCTGAGAGCTTCTCGTCGAGCTCAGATAGGCCGATAGGTAGACCCATGGCTCGCTCTTGCCCTATGGCCTCCACAGCCTCAGTAGAGGCCTCCCTGAGCGTAACAAACTTAGCATTTGCGGGAAGTACGCCCTCGACGGCCGCTATCTTCTGCCTCAGCTCCATTATAAGTCCTTCAGCGTCTAGATCTCCGTCTGGATCCTCTGCGGATCGCCTCGTCTCATTTGCGAGCCTGATTAATTCGCGGCGTCCTGCGAGATCTGCGATAAGCCGGGCGTACTCAGGAGCTGTCGATAGAGGAGGGCAGTTATCGAGCAATAACGCCAGATATTCGACGCCGCCGATATCCTTTAATGTTTCGTCCTGAGAAAACCTGTTCTTAAGCTTAATTGCGTCCGAGAGCTGTCCTCGTCTGGACTTCTTAAAAATCTCTTCGGCGATCCGGACGTGAATAGGGTTATAGAAATGCTTAGGCTGGATAATATCCCGGACTTCCGGATAGACGGCCCTGTTATCATACATGAGAGCCCCTAGAACGGCTTGCTCTGCCTCCTGCGACTGCGGGACTTTGTCCAGCTCGCTTGTTATACCTGAGGGAGTATAATCGCTGTAATCTTGCATTTTTTAGCTTTCCTGAGCTGTAGTCTTATTTGTAAATAAAGTATTTCGTATTATCGTCGCTGTAACCGGGGATCACCGTCTCTATAAGCTTTTGCATCCTGCCTTTAATTTGATAGCCGCCGTGTCCATACGTTACCCGGCCCTTTTCTCTAAGCCCTTTATGGATCCTAACAACTGTTTCTCGTGAGACTTGTAAAGCGCGACTTATCTCATGTTGATTAGGATAACGGCCGCAGGCGTCATAGAAGCCTCTGACATAGCCGAGCATAGCTGTTTCTGACTTCGTTAAATGTTCATTCTGAGACAAGTCTAAACTCCTCCTCTTCCCAGTGAAACGTCTTCGCTTCCCAGTCTAATATCGCCTGAGGAGAAGACTTCTTAACAAGGATCCTAATCCCCTCTCTATGAGAAAACATCTTAGCGCCTGTCCCGAAATTGATCTGACAGTCTTCCACATAAGCCAGAGTGTCCATGGCGTCGCAAATGAGCTTTTCTATGTTGTCTTTATCCGGCCGCTGAGTGTGCATGATCTCTCCGGCTATTTTAGATCTCTGGATCCTACGAGGATCTGATTTAACGGGCTGGAAGTACGCGCACCAATCTACAGTAACGGCTCCCCTAATTGTGGTAAATTCTTTTTGTTCTTTGTACTGGCGCTTTATCTCTTGTCTTAGAGCCTCTTCGTATTTCGTCGTCGTCTCGCCATATGCGGACGGGCGAAGATCTCTGAGTTGATAAAACTTAGCCATTTTAAACCCGTATTCTCCAGAGGGATCCGGGATCTCTTTTTCCATATAATCTACGTCCTTCGCGCGGGGGATCGTTCTCATTAGAGGACGGCCTTTCCCGCGCGGAGTGACAGGGAGCCACAAGTCTAATACTGGAAGCTCCCCTTCCATTATTTAGCCTTGGCCTTCTTTTGACCTGTTGCTGTTTTTGCGGCCGCCGCTTTAAGACCACCCTTCGGCTTATCGCCGTCGGCTTTGGCTTTCGCTTTGGCCGCCTTGATCTCTTCGGCCTTCTTAGCTTTGGCCTCAGCGTGTTTACGCTTGGCTTCTGCTATGAGATCCTTACCCGGACGGAAGTCCGCGAAGGGGAGGCTAAATTGATCGAACATTGCCTGAGCTGTGTCGCCTGCGTCTTCACCGATTTTGTCATGTACGTTAATTACGTTCTTATCGAGAAAATCGACGACTAGAGCCATTTGCTTTAAAGCTTTCGTATCTACTCCGGCGAGACGGGCGTCTTTAAGGAGATCCCGGCGCTCGTCTAAGTGAGGCTTAAGCTTGTTGCGATAAATCGCCTGCTCGCTCTTAATGTTTTTTGCAATTTCGCGGAGGCCTTCTAGCCAGCGAGAGTGCTCTGTTAAGTCTGGGAAATTCTCCCGGACTATTTTGTCTACGTCAGTGTCTTCCATAGTCTTCACCTGATTTAAGGACATGCCGAGAAAGCCGCTCGGCGCGGATAAGGGAGATCGTCTCCATTATTCTGTTATTGGCGGTAATGCTCCGCGCCCTGCTCTAGAAACAATACAGCTTGAGCCGTAAAGGAACGGCGCTCTTTATCAGCGATTAGCTGGATAAGGTCTACAAGCGCGTCCGGGAGGTTAAGGGACTTCATAGTGTGATCTTTTTTGGTAGCCATTGTTCATTATCTCCTGATTGACGAAAGCTCTTTAGGATATATTTGGGATATACGCAATCTTTTTTTTTATGTTGACAGATATCCCATTATCGAAGTAAGGAGAGCGAGCTACCAGACTACTCAGGAAAACAATATGACCAATGAAACTATTTTTACGTTTACTACAGACGACGATTGCGGGACTAGGACTAACGTCTTCTTTTCGAAAGAAGAGAGAGATAGAGACGCATTCCAGTGGATGCTCGCACACTTAACCCAAAAAAACAAAGATCACGCCCCATATATAGGACTGGCTATACCAGACGCCTATAAACTCTTCGAGATTGATATGGCCGGATATGATTATCTTTTATGGGTAGAGGGTCACAACATGATCCATAAGGAGCCTTACGACGGCGAGCCGCGCTCTGACTTTTCGGACGGGAGCGACGACGAAGAAAGCGATAGCGCTCGCTGGAGAGCCGAGCAACGCCTCAAAAACAATCCTGACTATTAACCTAAGAAAGAAAGATACATGACTAAATCTCTATCTATAATCGACCTAGAGCCCGGCGCTAAGGTTATGAAGCCCGGCCTCTACCGTATGCCACTCTCGACATATCATAGCGATTGCGCTTGGAAAGAGAGCGTCTCTTCCGGCGACTGTTATAAGCTGTCCGAGAATGGAGAGGAATACTGGGTAGAGAGCTACTATAACGAGGACAATCAAAACAATAAGCGACAGATCGCCCTCCACAAAGAATGCTTTAGATTTGGTACGGCCGCTCATACGAAAATCTTAGAGCCGCAGAAGTGGATAGACGATTATATCCCATGGCCTCCGAAGTGGAAAACAATGCGATCTGAAGACGCTAAGCACTGGCGCTGGGTGCAAGAGGCGCAAAAGGGCTTAACCACTATCAATCTAAAAGACGTCGCTCGAGTGGACGCCATGGCGAGACGTATTAAGGATCATACGCTAGCCTCTACACTATTCGAGGTTGGCGAGCCGGAGATCTCTCTCTTCATAGAGGACGAGAGCGGCGTCGTCATTAAGACCCGTCCAGATATGCTCCCGGTTTACGAGGACAAGAAGACGAAGCGTGTCCGGATCGCCGATAACATCTTCAGCGACTATAAGACATGTTTCAACAATTCCCCGGACGCCTGTAAAAAGCAGATCGAGAATATGGGCTATGACGTAAAGCTCGCCTGTTGCGCTCTAGTGGCATGTCGTCTCTTAGGATTGAACTTCGGAGATCTCGACTTCGCTCTCGTCTTCCAGAAGACAGAGGCTCCATACGGGATAACCGTTATCGAGCTGAAAAATGACTTCATGCACAAGCTAGCGGCCAAGGCTCTATATGGAGCTCAGCAATTCGCAAAAGGCCGCCAAGTCATAGGCGGACAATGGGACGGCTATACGGACGAGATCGTAACTTACAATCCTCCCGGATATTCTAACCGGACAGAGGAGAAGCTCGAGCTACTAATTAAAAAGGGAATACTCCCAAATCTAGACGGTAAAATGAGGATCGTAAAACCATGAATAAAGATAGAAGAGAGGCCATAGCGAAGGCCGTAGAAACACTGGAAGAAATTAACTCGGATTTAGAAACTATAGCAGACGAAGAGCAAGAGTATTTCGACAATATGCCAGAAAACCTACAAGGATCTGAGCGCGGCCAACAAGCGGAGCAGGCCGCAGATCAATTAACAGAAGCTAAGGGTAGCGTAGAAGACGCTATCCACAGCCTCCAGCTCGCCGGGGATATATAACATGTCACAACAACAGAAAGCCGTAGCGGTACGCAAAACAACAACGCCGACGAGCGACGAGCAAGCGGACATATGGGAGCTGTCTCAGAAGCTATTCCAGTCCGGAATGATCCCGAAGAGCGTAAAGAACGCAAAAGCGCTAATGTATATAATCCTTATGGGCCGGGACATGGGCTGGAGTGAGACACAAGCTCTAGCGAATATCACAGTCATAAATGACAAGCCCTCCGTTTATGCCGACGGCCTTACAGCGATACTTCATAGAGCCGGGCATAAGCTCGAGGAAACGATTACAGGATCCGTCGAGGACGAAGATTACAAAGTCACCTGTAAGATCACTCGAGAAGATACTGGGACGGTTATCGAGAGAAGCTTCTCTGTAGCCATGGCAAAGAGAGCCGGGCTCTGGGAGACTGAGGCTATCGTTAAACGATGGAATAGACAGAAGCGCGAGCATTACGAAACTAAGAACGATAGCCCATGGTGGAAATATCCGGAACGCATGATCTGGAGACGCGCTATAAGCTGGGCTGTCCGCGACGCTTGCTCCGACGAAATGTACGGGCTTCAGGTTGTCGAGGAAATGGAAGATCACGTCGTTACGATCCAGACGGCCGAGGAAGACGCGGACAAGCCCTCTCGTCTAGCCCAGAAGCTAAAAGGCAACATTCCGGAAGACACCGTAGAGGAGCCTGAGACGATCCCTGAGAGCCTCGAGGACGAAGACGTCGAAGACGCGGTAATACTCGAGGATCATCCTGAGGACAGCGGAGAGGAGACTGAGCGGCCGTCTAAGCTTCTGCTTATTGATCGTCCGGACGCCTTCAAAGAGAACCTAGAGGCGTTCTGTGAGTTCTTCGGCTACGGCCGGGAAGAGTACGGCACTGTCGAGAGCGACGAGCGAGAAGAGCCGGAAGTGGTTTATTTCAAAGGCGTTACATATAGAACCTTCCGGGGAATTAAGCAGGACTTCGACCCTTCTAAACCGGACGCTAAATATGATCGCCCGGCTCTTAACGATACTGGAGAGCTTTGCTATTTGAGCCTTGCAATGATAGAGAAGTTTGCAACGTCGAAAAAGGAAGACAATTCGACAGAAGATCCCAGCGGCCACAGCGCCCCGGCCGCTGAGACAGACGAGGGATCCCCCAAGCCCTCGTCTGTCGAGCTTCCCGAAGAGGCTCGGGACTGGCTATCATACTGCGACGATAAAGAAACTACTTACGAAATGATCTCGGAGGCTTGGCCGATAGAACAAGATCTAGAGTGGTTTGTCGCTCTGGACGAAGCTCAGAAGGCCGACGTCATTACGACGACTGAGACAACTATAGAAGCGCTTAAAGAGGCCGGAGAGTGATCCGCCCTCGCACATGGAAAGAGCGTTTCTGTTACGCTCTGGGGGCTTTGATCGTAGGCTTCCTGTTGATGCTGAGTATATAGCATGGCTCTTGCGCTCCATTTAGATCCGTCAATTCCTCTCACTCGAGAAGACATAGAAGTATTGAAGCCGGGAACTATTGCCCGGCTTCGAAAAAACGGCCGCGCTCATATGGGCCGGGCGAGGCGCAGGAATGAAGATCTTATAGCGCTTAACGACGAGATCTCGGATCCGCGCTTCCTTCATACGCTTATCGAGATAGAGGACTTCGACCCTATCGAGGTTTACGAGGAGCATAACTGGACATGTCCGCATTGCTTTAAGCGAGTGGACGTCACTAAGAGCGGACAAGATCCTATGAGCTGTGTTCTAGGCCATATGATTAACTTCGCTAATAGCGGCGGCCATACCCGGAAGAACTGCGGCCCATGGCATTACGCTTGTAATAAGGCAGTAGCAGACGCGCTCGAGACGCCCAGAGAGGGCAAGGTAGCTCGTCTAAGACGTGCTCAGGGGATCCTAGACGGAAAGCCCCTCCCAAAGTCATACGGGAAGAAAAAACTCTCCAGCGGCCAAGGCTGGGGAAACAAAGGCCGCTCTAATTGGCCTAAAGGGAGGAAGATCCAGAGTAGAGGCTTCCAGAAGAAGGATAGAGGATAATGTCAGACAGCCCAGTCCCTAAGGATCTACAGGAGTACAAGAAATTCGCAGAAGGCGCGGAGCGTACTAAAGCTCGTATCGCTGTCGTAGCGAGTGACCTCGGCCCCGGCCGCCTCGAGATTGATAAAACGATCTTTACATCCGGCTTCACCCTATATCACCCGAGCTTCTATCCGACGCATGGAGAGACATATCAAATGGACGGCGAGACGCGGACATTCGCCGAGCCATGCTCCGCCCCTAAAGGTGGATATAAAAACTGGAAACACGCTCTCCGCTTTATGCGCGAGCGATACAAAATGAGCTTTAGGAATAAGGCATTCAATACGGCCGCCGAAGACGACGAGGACGTAAGCTAATGAAAAAATGCACTAAAGACGATCTTCAGGAAGGTATCGACGGTCTGCGATATTACGCTGAGCAATGCGCGGAGGCAGAAGATCCGGCTTACATTCCAAGGGGCGAGGCGGCGGAGCGTGTTATAGAGTTTCTATGGAAGGAAATACGGCGGCGAGAGAGAGCTAAAATATACCGTCGAGTAATGAAGCAAATCAAAGCCGGGAAACACTAAAGGAGGTTTATATGAAACATAAAAACAGCGACGGCTTAAAGAGAGCTCTCGTTATCTGGCTTCCCTTCGCTCTATTGCTCTGGGGAGCTATTATCTACATTTTCATAAGTTAAAGGAAAGACACATGAAACCTGAATTTAAACACTTAGCCCTCATTCTTCAAACTGCGAAGGATATCTCTCTCGATAGCGGAGCGGCTCCTGCTATATCGTTTACGACACTTACTGAGGTTATGTCCTATATTCGATATCTAGAAGTCGATAACGCGGCCGTCCGGAAGGTTCTCAATAGCGCCGGGCATGTCCTGAAGCGGACTAGAGGCCTCCGGAAGGACGACGCAGAAATGATCGCAGATCTACAGGAGCAAGTCCTAGATCTTCAGGGAGACTTAATCCGCCGTAACGAAGAGCTCGGCGTAGCGAGAGACACTGTTAATAAGATAGTAGATCAGTCTCTCGGGTATCTAGACGATCTTGGAGAAGCACGTACTAAACGAGACCTCTATCGCAACAAATATGAACAAGAGAAGTCCCGCGCTGATAGCATGTTCCGAGGCATGGAAGCCCAGCGGCAACAGAAGGACGGCGTTATCCTTGCTTGCATGGCGATAGCGGAGGGTAAGGCATGATATACCCGCAAGAGATATTATGGGACATAGGGCTGTCTCTGGAGGCTGTAGCGGAGTTTGAAGCGCTTTCCCTACAGATCCACGCCATAAGCTCAAAGCAGGCTAAGGAGCGAGCTCAGGAGCGCTACGAGCTGGAAGAGAAGGACATACGGGACATTAAGATTGCGTCTTACGATCCGCCCTCTATAGCGCTGTCTGTCCGCCAGCCGTGGGCATGGGCGATCATCTATGCCGGGAAGGATATCGAGAACAGATCCTCTTACGCGATCACTAAGGGCGAAATGGAGCCTAAGAGGATAGCCATACATGCCGCTCAGGGCGTCTCTCAGAAGGATTACGAGAACGCGCGGCTCTATATGCTAGAGCATTGCGGGATTGATTGTCCGGCTCCAGACGAGCTTCTACGAGGCTGTATAATCGGCGGCGTTACAGTTACCCGGATCGTTAACGATCATGCTAGCCCTTGGTTTATGGGGCCGAGAGGCCTTGTCCTCAGAGATCCTCTTCCATATCGGCCGAAGGGTAAGACAACAGGGAAGCTCTCGTATTTCAAATGGGAGGAGAGCTCAGAGGCTCTTCCGGAGCCTAAGCCGTGGATGGTGAAATATTCCAAGTCTCAGAAGAGCCCTCAGGAAGTTTTGATATGAGAAAGCCCGGCGATAGCTACACTCCTAAAGACGGAGACGAGCTCGTCGCATTTATGAAAGCTCTATGCAGTAAGTGCGATAAAGACGACGTCGAAGGATGCTGGATTATAGAGGACTTTAGAGAGCCTGTTTGCGAAGGCGACGAACAGCCGGAAGAGTGGCATATTAATAAATTTGGCAACGCTACGTGTTCTGCTTACGTTAGCTCCGCTGGAGAAGCGGGATATCTAGAGCAGGACGAAAGATGCCCTAATACGGCGGACATGTTTAAAAGTAAGGAGGGCTCATAATGGCTCAGATTTTATTCTTCATAGGAGCTCTAGTTTTATCGGCCGCGCTATACGCTTGGCTAAGATCTAAAGAGCGAGGATCCAGAGAAAGCATTATCGTTCATTTCTCTATCGGCTTCGTATGCCTGCTACTCTTCACTCTGTTGTCATGCGAAGCGAAGGCAGATCACGGCCCAGTTAGCCGATACACTCCAGAGCAGATCGTAAAGGACATGCACTGGAGCTATAACAATCTCGAGAAGAAGAGCCTTACGCTCGAGGAGTATAAGGACGACGTCTTCTGTAACGATCCCTATAAATATTCGTATGTCGTATGGCTTATAAAGACGAAGAGCGTCCGGGAAGAGATTAAGAGAGCGATATTTAAGGCAATGTCCGAAGCTGAGGACATGTACTGTTTCAGAATATCATAAATGTTTCACGTGAAACATTGCTGTAAATAGCGGCTATAGCGGCCCGAGAAGCTTATCCAGCTTACTTCTCTCCGGATTATACTTCTTAATCCACTTTTCTATAATGCTGTCACATGTCGCGTTTTGGCGTTTGATCTTGCTATTGTACTCTTCGACTTTCTCGTCCTGCTTTTCTCCAGCCTTACGGATATTAGGAAGAGTTTCCTTATTATATTTATTGGTAGCAGATCTCGCCTCTGCGATCACGACGTATAAATCCTCTGTAGGAACGGCGCGTCCAACTCTATCCGGTACGGGAGCCTCTTGATAGGTTGTGGCAGGGATAGACTTCCAATCGTTAAGGCCTTCAGCGCGAGGACAGTTAGGGGGCTCCAGTGTCCCCATTGGCGTAGAGCCGCATCCGCTCATTAACAGCGACGCCGAGGCAATAATTAATAGGATCTTTGGGGTTTTTAGATTGTTCTTCATTGGATATCGTCTTTCCTTCTTTGTAGATAACCTCTCGAGATCCAGCTCGAGAATTAGCAAGGTTCACATTTGCCAGAGCGTAGGAGGAGATCTCGTCGTCCTTCGTCTTAATGGCTTTCGTATAACCGTCGTTAATTTCCTTATAGGCCTTAGAGACAAGCTCTTCCGCTCTATGGGCGGCCTTCGATCCTTCGAGCTCCTCCTCGAGGGACTTTATCTTCTCGTCCTTAATATGGCCGTTCCACATTTTATGCACTCCGACGCCGCCGACGATCAAGCCTGAAGCAAATAGAGCTCCGGCTATTATGGCCTTGCCGGGCAACGGTATAGGATCAAATAAAAAACCCATTATGCAAGCCCTCCATGGTTTTCCATCATAGCGATTAGAGTATCGACACGACGACGCTTCATAGTGCTCTGTAGCACAAGTCCGTTAGGATCCGCCATACCTACTAGGACAGTCTTCGCGCTGTAGATCCCATGGGCGGCGAGCTCGACTTCCTTATCTCTCCGGCTCCAGAGAGATCTATCCGCTCTCCAGATATCTATAGCTCCGGCTATATCGCCGCTACGGGCAAGGCGGCGCGTCATAGGCTTGTTGATATTCCCGGCGTTCCAAGCCAACGAGACGAGGGCGTCAAACTCGTGTTGCTCGAGCTCAGCGGCTTTGTCTGGGCCGTCCATAAGGTTATAGACGATCTTCTCATATTTCGGGAGTAAGTGCTGGAACATGTCTACAGCCCTCTCCAGAGTGATAACGCCCTTAAACACTCGAGGATCTATGCTCGCCCCGGCCGAAGCCGTTACGCCGACGGCTATAGTCCAGATCCCCTTACTGTCGAGATAGCGATTTAAGATAATAGCTTCGCTAGCCATGATCTCGATACGGCCGCGTAATGAAGTTCTAGGGAGCATTCTGTCCTCCTGTAGGATCTGAGGGTCTTTAACGTCGCTTTCCTCTTGATCTCCGCTGGCAGGGACGACGGGAGACGCCTCTTCTATGCCAGTGGTGCTCTCAGAAGGAAAAGGGCGATCTGGGGGCGTCTGAGAGGCTTCCTCGAGATCCGGATCTTTTCGATTGAAAAAGCCTAAGAGGATCTCGAGGAGCTTTAACACTACTCTTTAAAGAGAGGAGCTTGCACCATCATTACAACAGAGAGAGGATCTGTGTCGTAATCTATCCCGCACTCTGTCGTCGAAGGATCACCGTCATAGGCAACATTTAGCCCAGCGTCCTCTAGAGCCTTGGTAGCGATCATAGCGCTACGCTCGTGTGAGTTAGGCGTATAGCGGAGAATGTTTTCTTCGCATGTAATATTAGTAGGGGCCGGATAGCCGTTCTGAGTAAGTATCTCAGTAATGCGGGTTTTGTGCTCTGGCGTTAACTTGATAAATTCGGACATAAGTCTCTCCTGTTAGATACGATTTAATCGCCTCTTCAGAAGAAGGACGACGCCTACCAGTAGCAGATCTACGCAGGATTTCCAAATCAGTCCGACAAGGTGAGAGACAGGGACTAGCTCGAAGATGAAATTAACGCCGACAGCAAAGCCTATAAGAGCGACAGCGACCCGAATTAATATGAGCCCGAAACTCTTCTCCCTGTCGCCGAAGTTCCCGGATTGATGCAATATAGATAAAGCGAGACATACTAGAATAAATCCCGCGAAGTGATCGAGCAAAGCCATTATTACTCACTCCGTTTTTGTTGCGCCCCGGCCTCTTTACCTAAGATCTTTTTCTGAGCAAAGGCGATAGCTAGCTCCCCAGCCGTACCACATATAAACCCAGACGCCAAATAAGCGTAAGCCGCGACTGTTACCAAGGGCTCGACTAGAGATCCTATGAAGCCGCCTAAGAAGATAGCTGAGAAAAGACCTGAGAGAGCCTGAATAGCCCGCTTCTTCCACTCCTGCTCTGGAGCGAGGAGGCCTTTAATAAACACTCCGGCCAAGCCCGCCACGCCTAAGACGCCCAGATTAACGCGGATCTCTTTCCAGATAGCTAGTAATCCTTTGGCTGTTTCTTCTTCGGTCATTTTACAGCCCTTATGAGAGATTGCTTTTAATCTCGATAATCAAAAGACGGAAGTAACGCAAGTTCACAAATGCGTTTTTAAGTAGAGATATCAGATTTCGTCTGCATGTTAGCGGCGCGGGCATGATCCCTCGCTAGGAACAGAGCCTCTCTTTCGTCTGGCAACAGGCCTCCGCCGCCCGATCCTCCAGATACGATCTCAGTCGCAGGGGGAGGCGCGTAGTTTATCTTAACCTTAGAAGAAACAGACAGAGAGGTTAGATCTATAAGCTCCGGCCCAGACTGCCCGGCGTCGCTGAGAAGCTCCCCTGTTATCGTCTGAGTAGCTGTCTCGTCGAAGGGGACGATCCTAGTCCCTAGAAGCAAAACTAGGCCTCTTCCGGTAAATACGCCGGGAGACTTCTCGATTAAAGGAATTGCCTCGCAGAACATATCGAAGCGGCGAAGAGAAGGATCATTAAGGCGAAGATCCCTAACCTCTTTATAAATGTCGTCTACCGGGTTCCACTCGACAACACCTTGCCTCAAAAATATACGTCTGGAAGGGCCGTCGATACGGTCAATTACTGGATTGAGCACCGACATTTAACACCTACTTTAAAGCTTTTTTCGCTTCCTTAGTAGCCTTGAAAACAATAGCTCCCTTGACATTAACGCGCTCTACATATCCGCGCTTAATCAGATCTTGTACGGGCTCGCTGTGTCCATGGCGAAGGACTTCGTCGTCTCGGATAAGGTTCTCGAGGAGAGTTTTTTGAAACGCAGATAGCGTCTCGGATTTTTTACTAGATTTCGACATTAGATATTAGTCTCCGCGCTTGGCTGGCAGTTGATAGTTTGAGACGCTGAAGACGTGATATTGTGGATCGTCTTCTTAAACGTCGCGCCGCCGTTCCCTTCGACCTCGACGACGACGACGAGATCCGTATTAGGGCTCCGGCCGCCTTGCGTGTTAGTAGAGTAAGCGAAGTCCCATGGGATTTGCGTAAGACCTCCGACAAGTCCTTTAATAGGATTTCCCTGAGCGTCGTTAACTGTGATCGCGTCCAATGTGTTAAAGTCATTGGTAGCGTCGCCGTCTTGAATAAACATGTGATACCATGCGTTAGCGTCGCCTGCGGCCGCTGTACCGACGTCGATAGTCCCGCCGGAAACTGTTTCATAGACGAGAGGATCGCCGCTGTCGTCTGTGTAACGGATCTTCGCTCTGTCGGCGACGGGGATATTCTCTAGGTAAATACCGGGGCGCATAACGACGTTACCCTGAGCGTCTAGCGTGTAGAGAGTTTCTGTCTCTTTACCGTTGCGAGTGTTAGTCGCATGACTGTCAATATCTGCGTCCTGAATGGAAAGCGCGTCCATTAAGGCGACGAGCTGAGCAAGAGAGCCGCCGCCGGGATTTCGAACAACAGCGGAGAAGGCTCCAGCTTGCCCCGTATCTGTATCAGTATTGATTAAGCCGGGAAGGTTTTCGGCCGCGTCTACTGTTTCAAATAACATAGTCGCGTAAGGCGCTACGGCTCCACCGCCGAAGACGTCGGCGATAGCTGGATCCCCAGCTTCAGCGTGATAGGCGTTAGGACTTTCCGATAGGGCGAAGGTTCCTAGAAAGCCGGAGAGCTCGCTTACGTTGGCTTCTGAGGCGAACTTACGATCATGCACCTGTCCGAAAGACCGGATAGAGAGAGCTTGATAAGTTGTGTTGTCGAAGTTCCCGGCCGCCGCGTCGCCGTTAGCTGTTGATCCGAAAACTTGCACAACTTCGTTAGCGTTTCCGAGGAAAGCGAGATCGCTCGTCGCTCCGTCTGGAGTGCTTTGTGAATAGATCTGAGACGTTGCAAGAATTGTACCTGTTCCGAGATCGCCGAAGTAGATACGATCTACAAGCGTGTTACCCCCGCCTCCGGCCGCGTACTCAATAAATCCAGAGCCTCGGATCTTCTGTCTATCGTCTGTTAAAGGAGCGAGAACGCCCGCTGTTGAAAGCTTACGGCCATTCACAAAGTTATAAGCGCCAGCGAATTTAAACGAGCCTTCGATAAACACGTCGAGCTCTCGCAGATTTTCGTCTGTCCGACGCTCTTGACGCTCGAAACGATAGAGCATGTTCATAGAAATGCCGTCGGCATTTGTAAGAGGGTTAGGCTGTCCGCCAACTGTAGCAAGCTCCTCTACCGTAATAAGCTCTAGAGTGCCATTAGGATTAAAGTAGATATTGCCGTCTGGAGTGCCGCCGTCACGGGACTGTGTTGACTGCTGAAGTTGTGAGAGGAGCGTAATCTCTGCCATTGTCTTTACCTTAAAAAAATGCCGTTAAAGCTTTTGAAGGGAAAAACACAAAAAAGTCAACAGCGGTTTTATAAATTAAAGTCCCTAGAGACACCCACATTAAAAGACTGATTTTGATTTAATAGAGTGTATTCTTCCTCTTTCTCTATGAAACCGTCGGCAATAATTTGAAGCGTTACCTTTTGATCCGACACATACTCGTAGACATATTCAACTGATAATGATGTTTCATTTTCTGCGCCAGCGAGATCCACAGTGCCTACAATTCCGGGAGTTACGTCCTCTTCGTACAGTCTCCATTCATAGTCCACCGGATCGACGCCCGCAAAACTTATGTTAAAAGATATAGTTTTGCTATTATTAATTTGAATGTTAGGGCCGGAGTTTACAGATACCGTTGATCCATTACTAAGATTTAAAACAACATTTCCACCGGAGCTATTAGTAATCTCGTTAATTTCGCAGGCGTCAAGATTATAAGTCCCCGCCGTCGTTATTTCGAGAGTGCCAGTTACAGTTAAGGAAGAGAGGTTTTTGACAGAGTGTATTACTAAATCCCCATTTACTCTCATAGCGTCTATATTAGCTCCATAGTCGTTAACAACCTCTCCGGACTTTGGAGACATAATAGAGCCTTGAAAGTCTCCTCTAATATTACAAGTTTTTGTATTACTGATAACTGCCGAAGAAAAATTAGGGCTCGCTCCAGACTGAATATCTAGCTTCCACGCAGTACCAGAAGAAACCGAGGATCCAGAAGCGTTAAGAGATCCGCCCGGCTTAACAGTTATTCCTAAAAAATCTTCCGTGATATGCTGGGCAGGCTCAGAAGACGCAATGATTAAACTCTGACCTTCGATAGAGCCGACATAATCGTCTCCGCCGTCATTACCAAAAATAACAGGAGCTCTTAGAACGAAAGTTCCCTCCCCTATGTTACTAAAAGTAAGCTCCCCTTTAGCCTCTAAGTGCTCTACCAGAGTTCCTATGCTAGCCGGGAAATTAACGCTCCCTCCGAGAACAGAAAACGGCAACGCTCTATAGGCATTACAGACATAGGCGTAGTAATTATTAGCTAACTGCGCCCAAGATAAAAAGCTCATATGCTGAATAGTGGCTCTATTAAGCGTACCGCTAGAACCTAGAAGATTTTCGTCACTATCTAAATCTATGACGACAGGCCCAGCTATCGGAGAGGCAAGCTTTCTGGACGCGTCTCTTCCGTCCACACCCCACGCCTTCCAGTTTCCAGCCGCGTCATGGAGAGCTACGCACCTCCCGAACTCTTCTACCTGCCCTCCTAGAGAATGAACTTTTAGATCCCTACTGTGCATAATAACATGAAAATACCTATCTCCGCTCAGGTCTATTGTGCCGTTAGCGCCTGAAGGATCCACGTCGAAAGTTAAACCACGAGCGATAGTAGCGCTCCTGTCAGTCTCTATTCTTGCCGCGCGAGCATATGGCATAGCGTTAGCGTCTGCCTGATCTTGCACTGTATTTGTGACTTGAACAGCCTTGCCCGCTAACGATGTAATTAAGGGCGTCTGATTAATGCCGGAGTTTACCCCTGTCGCACCCGTTCCGCCGGGAGCATAGCTATTAGTCTCTATGCCTTGAAATAAATTAACGACGTTCTCTGCGTCTATACCGCCTTCAACATAAGCTTGAACATCGTTCCCGCTAGACCCGTCTTTTATCTCAATACAAAATGCGGCGACGTTTTCAGTCCCTCCAGAGTACGCCTTATAAGTGCCTGTTGCTCCAGCAGAAGGGAATGTAGAATACCATCCTACAGCGGAACAGCCGACGCCGTCGTCATAGTTTATTAGTCTAGAGTTCCGGCCGCCGATAGCCTGAGCCGCACCGTCTGTAGCGAATAGCCATGCTACAACTGAGTTATTTTCCTGAGTGGTAATTCCAGCGGCGTCCCTCTCATGGGACGAGCCGAAAGTCCAGTTTTCCGCATTAAAAGCGCCAATAACATTAGACGCAGAAACGCCTCCCCATGCCATAGCAATAGCAGACCACGTATCGTTATCTGTAGAAGATATATTAGGAGCCGTCTCAGAAGCGCTTACGTTTTCTTTATAGTAAACAGCGCCTCTTACAGCCGTACCCTGTAACTCCTCAGCTAACTTTGTCCATCCGGAAGGAGTGGAAAACACACCTCCTGTTGTCGTGTCCTTAGAAACTAGGAGCATTAACAGATCTCCCGCCTCATAATTATCCGGCAGATCTACAGTTATATTATTTACATTGGTAATGACTAGCGAAGTCTTTTTATCTCGCAAGAATGCCATGTCGTTCCTTTAATCGTAAGAGAGTGAAGCTCTATCTAACCACGCCGAAGAGAAAGTTAGATTGTCTGGATTTGCAGATATTGTAGCCCGCCGCCTTTGTGACGTGGATCTAACCTGCCTCTCCACAAGCCAGCCGTCGTTAATGCTTTCCCAGCCAAAATAAAAGTAGGTAGCGTCGCTCTCGTCGAGAATGTCCGGATTAGGATATGAGGAGCCTTGCCCCGTACCCGGCAATCCTCGGAGGCCTACCTGCTTTATCACAAGCTTATGAAGGACAGGAGATTTAACCTTCAGGCTTCCTCCGTCGTTAGAAACTCTGAGCGTATGCGTTACAGGAGCGCGTAGGACGAGCTTCTTCTCGAGAGGAGTAACTCTCAGGCTGTGATTAACCGTCGTAGCTGTAAGAGTATTAGTCACCTTTATTCGCTTTCATAATTAAAGGCGGCCATATTGTCAGCTCGGGATCCGGAGAGGGCGTTTCTGTATTCACGATAATTTTGTTAGTCGCACCGTCTGTCATTTGCGCGGACGCATTACGGCCGATCTTAACATCGAAAAGACCTAGAGTTCTGTCATGCCATGACACGACGAGATCTATCTCTACATTTGAAGTCTTAAGGAAGGCCGTCGCTACTGCCCCAGTGCCGTCGATAGGGTTGTCTGCCTCGTCCAGCCATTCAAAACGCAGACGCATGTCTGAGCCTTTAGTTATTTCGATAGGATCGTTTTCACATGAAGACATAATAGGCCTCTAAACACTACAGGAACAAACTCGAAATAACACGACAGAGAGAAATAGCAAATCCATAAAAAAAGCCCGGCATATAGCCGAGCCTTTTATCTGTGAAAGTTAGAAGGGTTAAGGCTTCTCTTTCTTCCGCTTAGCTATAATGCGCTCGGCCTCTTTAGTTTGATCCGGCGTGGCCCTTTCGTACTCCCTATCTTCAAGGTAGCGCCTGACTTTCTCGTCCTCCTTATCTCTCAAAATAAGCGCAGACTGAGCGGCCTCCGCCGCCCGTTGATCGGCAGTCTTAAACGCCGACTTTGCAAAGAGATCTATAATAGAAATTACGTTTCCTGTGAGAGTGGCCTTTCTTGCGAGAGACTGATCTTTAAGTCCATACGCCTGTTGTAATTCGGAGAGCTTAGTTAAAAGCTCAGGAGCTTTCTCGAACTCTTCCTGTACGGAGATCTCGGCGGCCTCGATAAGTTTACGTTGTTTTTCGTCCATGAAAAAATCCTCAATTACATTTCTGGGCATACAATTTGTCCGCTACTGTTGCGATAGCAGGTAGCGGGGACGGGTTCTTCTGCGGGAGACGACGGCGTATAGCAAGAGCCGAAGCTGAGAGTAGCAAGTATTAAAATAATTTTCATAGTCTTTTCCTTTTTCCTAAGAGGCCCAATCTATGCCTTAAAATAAATGCGGCGTCAATAGCTGGGATATCCCGCTAATTATCTATTTCTGTTATAAACATCGACCTATCCACCAAAACGCTAACGGTTTTTCGATTATCGGCTCCACCCTTGGCGGCTTTATTCTTTACCTCTACAGTGTATGTATGCGAACCTAATCCGGGCTCGTCAACATACACAAAAGAGTTTGATATGTCAGTATCAGTTAATATGTAATCTTGTCCAAATCCGGGGAAGCCTACGTCGTCAAGCTCAAATTCCGTCATAAAGAGCGCCCCGACGCCGCGCTCTGAAATAACAGTCCCGTTTCGTAGGATCCTAACTCTCAGTCTTTTTTGATGATCTGAAGTGAAGCCAACGCCGGGGACTGCTTCGTCATCCTCTCCTCCCAGCACGAAGTTAAGGTCTACGTCTATTCTTACTTTTTTACCGACAGACGTAAATACCTTAGAGAGGTAAGGGCCGAACCAATTTGTGCTGTTGTTACCTAGGTTTATTTCAGTAGTGGAGGTGTCCTGAGCAAGGTTAAAAAGGCTCCCGTCTTGAAGGTGTATCGCTTGAATAGTACCCTCTAAGATAATTAAATCAGCAGAGATCCTAGCGACGCTACCTGAGATATCCGAGCCGTCGAGAGCGACGAGCGGCTGTCCCAGCTTTAACCCCTAGAGCTATAGCTCCTGACAAATCGCCCTCTATAGAGGCAACTGCACTCTGAGTAATGAGCGTCGAGGCCTCCAGTGATGGGATAACAGTCCCGCTCCTGATTTCCTCCGATGTGGCAGGGCGTAAATAAGCATGGTTCCAAGCTATTATTTTTGGATCTCTTATAGCTCCATGCCCGGCCCAGTTGTTCATTACGTGAAAGGTGTAAGCATCGTCTGTACCGTCGCCTCTCATATCAACAAGTTTAGAGTATCTATATGATTTTCCTATACTAGGAACTGCTACTATCTCCTCATTTGTAACATCACTAGCAAAGTTTACTTGATGTATAGACCCTGCGCCGCCTTGCGCTACGTTTCTGGAATAAACGTAGACCCCAGCGCCTCGAAGTCCTCCAGCCAATAAAGTGACATCGACTTCAACAACATACCAACCGGGGACAAAATCTTTAGAGTTTGCCTGATTTACAATTATACCGCCATTATCGTTAATGTTAGCCGATGGAGTGTGCATCCACGGAACCTTACGTCCGTCTGAAGTGGTGTAAGACGTGAACTGATGATTAAAAGACCAGAGTGACCAACCGAAAGGATACGTGTCGCCTTCAGGCCAATTCTGATAATCCGGATTAGCGTTTAATGCGCTTCTACCGTTTTGATTTATACGAGCTGAAAGCTCCGCTTGCGCTGTTGCTATAGCCGCTTGCTCCGTTGCGATAGTGCGATCTGAGGTAGTTATTAACGCACTCGCTTCCGCCGCGTCTTTAAAGGCCTCCGCTTCGTTTCTAAAATTGGATACCGCTGTCCTGTCTGAAGCGGTACTAGCGGCGTCTATAGTTGTTATGACGGCGTTATTCTGCGCTATTAATGCTTGATTTTCAGCGGCTTTTAAATCTGAAATATTCTGAATATCTAAAGAATAAATCTTATGCTCAGAGCCATGGGGGACAAAATTAAGAAGAGCCTCTACTCTAAAATATCTCGCCCCTGCGTCGTAATGAGACTGAGGAGCTGTGAACTCAAATGAGTACTCTGTTAAAGATGTAGATATTATACCTTTGTTATCCTGAATAACACTTAGATTAGTAAACCCGCTAGATATCATTCGACCTCTTAGGTAAAAAGACCCAGCGGCGTTTACGGCTTTCGCTGTTGATGTCACTCTGTACGTTGCGCCAACAATATAAGGGATAATTCCTTTCTGACCTAAACTGACGCTTTGATCGCTGGAGCTAGTGTTCTTAATGTAAAATCCGTCCGCGTCGGATCCCGCTGTTAGGGCCGGGCTATTTGTGGCGTCGGCGGCAAGGGCGGGATCTGATATCACATTTCCTGTAAAATACTCTCCACCTTCTTCCATCGTAGTAGGTCTATTTTTAACAGCGGATAGCCTCGCTGCTTCTCTATATGTTGCGGTTAATATCTCCGCCGTCGCCGCACTTGCTGAAAAATTCTCAGCGTCGTCTCGAGCGCTAACGGCGGCGGCTTCAGCGGCTTGGGCAGAAGTGCGGGCTGTTTCCGCTAAGAGACGATCATCCTCCGCGAGAAGGGCGGCGGCTTCGGCGGCGGCGGCGCTGGCCTGAGCGTCGGGGAATATGCCTACTGTATTAAAAAGATCTGATATATCGTCGATAATATCTGAAGCATTAACGCCGCCCAATGCCTGCGCGTCTAGCGCGGATTGTGAGAGAGGAACTTCCTCAGGTACAACATTGGGAGGGATGCTGGCATACCCTAAATTAGCTGGGGCGGAAGCGTCGGCCGGGACTATGGCGTACCCCACATAATGCCGATAAGGTGCCTCCTCGCTTGTCTGGGCGGAGGCGTGATCTGTTGTTGCTACATAGCTTACTGATCCGCCTTCGAGATCCGCGTCGTCGTAATAAATTGAGTACCTAGTATTAAGGGAAAGACCCGCTAAAACTGTCCCAGTAACTACTAAAGTTTCGTCAGCATAAACTCGGGAATGTCCTGAAATTGTGATAGACCCATTATTAGAAGCCGTAAGGACGAGATTACGCGTCCACGACTGGGCGATCTGCGCTTGGATTGCGGCATCTAAACCCGTAGAAGCCGTAACGATCCTATCATAATCTTCTCCGAATTGCAGAGTAGGAACTTCCGGAGGCGTCGTCGTCGCTCCTAGCGCGAAGGGATCACGGCCGGAGGATAACGTCCGGAGGATAACGTCAACAGTCATATTCAAAGGATTAAGCTTTTTAGAGACAAGCTCGAATTGTCCCTGAAGCCCTATCTCGTCCATGTCGAGAGTTATAGCTTCACCTATGCCGACGCTACGGATAACAGGCTTAAACGTCATAGAAAGATCTGTCAGCTCTCTAGCGTTTACAAGGTCATATCCTGCGAGCTGGGCGGCCTGAGTAGCGTCTGTGACTAAAGAGTATTGATACTCTGCGCGGACAGTCTCTGTATCGGCGGCAAGATAAGCCGCAGACGTGACAGCGGAGCCGGGAACATACTCCCAGTTATGCGCCGGAGACATGTAGCGAGGGACAACGGTATTAATTCTTGAGCGGATCCCCTGCGTAGCTGGGAGCTCTATGTCTCCTTCGGCGAGATCCGCGATAGTGAAAGTAGCGACGGAGACTTTCGGAGCGTCGTAGGAAATAGATATCTTGCCTGCGTTATGAGCTGGGCGAGCGGATCCAGCCTCTAGGATAAGCTTAAAGTTATTCCACTTGTCGGCAGGCTCGAAGATCCGGCCATTCACTTCCCAGCCGTTAGCGTCACAGACGTTAGCCCATTCCACAAATGCAGGAAGATCTATGCCTGTCCGAGGAAGGCCAACGCCAAAGATCTTCTCGCCTTCGACGTTTCGGCCGTAAAGATAGGTTACAGCATGATCCGAAGGATTTGTAGAATAGATATAGGTTGTCTCGTCTCCTAGACGACAAGGCCCAGATCCGCCCGGATATGTGCTGTCGTCTCTAGCGCTATAAACTTTAACGCCTTTGATCGTAGAGGTTAGATCTGGGAGGCCGCCTTGAAACTTCTTTTGCTTCTTATCCCAGCGGAGCGATACCAGTCCTGCGGCCTTGCCCGATAACTTATAGCTGAAGCCCCAGCGCGGGATAGATCCGTTTAGTCCAGATAGAGCCGTCGTCTCCCGCACTTGGCCGAGCTGTCTACTAAAGCCCATGCTGTCGCCGTAGTAAGCAGACGACGAAGAAAGTCCCTGAGAGACGATAAAGGATCCGTCGCTCCAGAGCCCTTCGACCTCTTGAACAGGGCCACAATCTGAATAAACATAAACTAATGAGCGGTTAGGGTTAGGGATCTTCTTATAGTCTGCGCCGTGGGCCGCATCATGCACGAGGACGCCGCCGGATCTAAATCTTCCCATAATGTAAGGGGAAGCGGCGGCCGTATCTATCAGCGTCTTACTGGGGCTTCCTCCCGCAGGCTCCGGACGATCCAATAACTGAGATCCAATCGTAGCGACGGCCGCAATAGCAGAGGCGGCGGCGGCGAAGGGCTGTCCTCCGGGAATGAAAGCTAAGACCGTGGCGGCTACTTTAGCTATTTTTCCTACGACTTTTAGCGCTTTCGCCATGCGTTACCTCTTAAACTTATTTACAGTCTATAGGCGCAACGGAGTTTTTCTGGAAGTATAAATTCTATGACGTCGCTGTCCTCGTGAAAACCTAAGATTTGTCGGCCTGCGGAAATAAATACAGCGTCCATGCCTCCCTCGCCGTCGCCTATCAATAGATCTCCGACAAGAGCTCGAGCCACAGGTATTTTAGGGAACATACTGGAGAGCAATCCTTCGCAGTTGTCGAAGCCCATTTTCTTTAGTGAGCGGATAGCGCCTATCTCTGTTGTATAACGAGGAGCTCTAGGCGGCTTATGCTTTAACTGGAGAGCGAGAAAGCGGGAGACTTTAATACAGTCCACCTTCCCCCATTCAAAAGGACGATCCTTAAACTTCTCGTATGTCGCATTAAAAGCCGCCGTTCTAATATTGAGATCTGTATTCATTGCTATCTCTGATTAAAATAATGATATCCGCCGCCACCGGGAGATCCGCCTCCGCCTCCGCCTCCGCCGCCGCCTCCAGATCCTCCAGATCCAGCATTGCGAGGACGACGCTCTGTTCCCCACGGAACTTCAATCTCTACGCCTGTCATATTATCGAGGCCACGCTCTCCGGGATGCACTCTGTTATGATTTTCCGTAGAGAGGCGATTTCCGTCGTTAACTTGAAAGAATAACTCAGTTGTGGCGACGAGCTTCATATCCACAGCGCGGCCTTCAGCTACCTCTCTAAATGTAGGAATGTCGATAACGCCGAAGAAATAATCCTCTTGATCTATCACGGCTCCAGTCATGGGATCCAGCTCGACAAGCCACATAGAAACCGGGCTCCACTGCATATCTGGGCTCGTTAAAGATCCTGTAGCGGCGTTTCCATTTGGAAGGAAGGTTATTACAGAAGCCGGGACTTCGTCTCCCTGTCCTTCTGTGAGAGCGTCTCCTGAAGCGATAGAGCCGTAATCGCTATCTTCGCTCTCATATAGATAGGGCGTAGCGTCTCCCTCTCCAGAAAAGAGAACGAGGCCGCCGTCGCAGATACGGATAGTCTTACTGGGTAGCTCTACCTTTATTAAGATTGCCGCTGTAGGATAGTCACCTGTAAATGGCATTTACTTTCGCTCTCTTATCGCAAACTCTAATTGCAGAAGATGATCTACAGACATTCCCCACTCCAGATTATCTCCTTCGACAAGGCCTTCTATCATAGGCGTTTCAAAATGACAGGGGGCGTTATTATTAAACACAACGCGCACCGCCGGATCTATTGTTATCGTAGCCGCCCCTCCAGCGTCGGCCGTAGCAGGAGCGCTAGCGTAATGCAGGAAATGAGTTCCGGCCGCGTCTTGAATTGAAAAGGGCTGTCCTTCTTTAATTTCATAACCGCTCGAGAAGCCTGAGAAATTAATGATCCTGCCGATCTGGGCGGCCCCAGCTATTACAGGAGATCCGGGAGATCCTACGTCTATCCCAGAGAGAGGTAGAGGAATGCGAGCTCCTTCGCTTTTACCCCGGATAAGACGGGACACAAAGACCCGGCCTTCGTCCTTATTTCTCATAGGAGGCATAGCGAAAGCTACGCGGAACTTAGAGCCTAGACGATTAATCCTCTGCTCAGCGCCGCCCAGAGGAGGCGTAAGCGTAGATCCATAATCTATCAAAGTGACGGCGTAATCGGCCGGAGCTGGGGACGTAGGAAGATTTATCATTAGCGGCCCCTTCTGAGACTTTGCCGGGCAGACTGAGACGCTGTCCGATTGTATTCTGAAACGCCCTTAACAGTCGTGATCTCAGCGATAGGAGCGGCGACAGTGGCCGCCCGCTTGTCGATCTCTGTGTCTAGGAATTTATTCGTAGAGATATCAACCTTAACCACAGATCCGCCCTGAGGCATTCGCGCCTTATTAGTAGAGAACGAAGATCCTTTAGGAGAAGATAGGCTGGACGTCTTCGGAGAGAAAGAAGATATCAGAGAGCTAATGCCGCCACCTCCGCCGCCGGAAGACTTCCCGCCGAAGAGAGACGTTATCGAGGAGAAGATACCTGAGAGGCCTCCTCCGGATCCGCCGCCAGAAGATCCACCGCCGAAGATCTGTCCTAGAACGTCCGCAACGCCGCCGAGAATGGATCCTATGTCTCCGTCCTTTATCCCTTGGATTAATGACTGGAAGCTATTCAGCGTCCGGGAAAACGCATCTACGCCAGTGTCTCCCGTCTTCTTAAGGGCGGCGTCTGTTTTAGCGGCCTCCTTTTGAAGCTCGCCTAACTCACTTCTAGACTGGACAATAGTCTCGGCCATTTTACGCGCGGCCGCGTCCGTACCTGTGAAGCCCTGCTCCATTAAACGGATCTTCTCCGCTGTGATTTCATACTCGCGCTGAGAGATCCGGAGAGCCTCGATCAATAATTGATTATTCTCCAGCTCCTTTTCGTAACTGGAGACAACGCTGTTATGAGCTTCTGCGGCTCGCTGAGCGGCCCTTTCTACTTCTTCGGCGTAATCTATCGCTTTTTGCTTTGCTTCTTCCAGAGCGGCGGCCTGAGCGTCTACTGAAGACTTTACTTCGTCGAAAGACGCCCGGCTATCAATTAGAGAGATAGCGAGATCTCGAGCGGCGGCGTCTGTCCCTTGAAAACCTTGTTCAACAAGAGCGATCTTTTCGGCCGTAATTTCGTACTCGCGCTGTGAAACTTTAAGAGCCTCTGTCAGCTTCTCGTTATTCTGGATCTCCTCGGCCGTCGAAGCTGTTAAAGACTTATGAGCGTCCATTAGCTCTTTAGATCTTTTAGCTGTAGCTTCTGCGGCTTCCTGAGCGGCGAGAATGGCCTTACGCTGTTCTGCGGTCATTTCGCCCGTAGATCCTGCTAACCCTTTTGCTGAGCCGCTGAGGGCGTCGTATTGCGCCTGTAGATCTGCGGAGGCTTTCTCATTTGCCATAAGAGCCTTACGAGCGTCTTTTACGGCCATAGCGGTTTTAGACATGTTCTCCGCTATTTTCTTATTAAGTCCGAGCTGTCCTAACCCTCGGCCAATACTGTTAGAATTGAGCGCGACGAAACCTTTAGCCTGCTTCTTTAAGATCGCCTCTTGTTGCTCGAGGCGGGCTTTAATATTCTCCCGGATAGCCTTCGCCTCTGTAAGCTGAGCTCGAGCTCCGGCGAGCGTCGTCGCCTTCTCTCTATTAAGGAGACTTTCGTTATCTCCGATCACTCCGTAGAGCTCGTCTCTAGCTTTTTTATTATCCCGTATTGCAGGAGCTAGAGTTTTATATCCCATATACAGCGCCGTAAGTCCGGCGGCCACTAGCCCTAGAGGGCCGAGGATTGCGACGAGAGCGGCCGCAGTGCCTCCGAGGGCTGTCGCTCCGGATAATACAGCGAAGGCCGCTGAGAGAGGAGCCAGAACTGTTACCAGCGTCCCCACGATTGAAACGATAGGCCCGATAGCGGCTAATACGCCGCCTGCTATGACAATCGTCTTACGCATTCCCGGCGAGAGATTGTTAAATTTATCGAGGACGGAAGTCAGAGCGGCCGTTAATGGAGGAAGAACCTGTAAGGCGAGCTCGCCAACAACACGAGAGAAGCGAGCGTATGCGTCCTGTAGATCCGAGCCGGGGACTGCGTCCTGCGCGGCCTTGGCGGATCCGGCGTACTGTTTCTCTAATTCGGCGAGGATAACGCCCTGAGCTCCGGCAACGTCCCCGGCTTTTACCATGCCTTTAACGAGCTCCTTCTGCTCATTAGTAAACTGGATCCCTACTCGAGACAGTGCTGTAAGCCCGAGGACAGGATCGTTAAGAGCTTTACCGACAGCAATCGTCGAGGTTTTGAGATCTTGATCTAATCTCTCTGAGAGATCTACGGCCGCCTGTTGCGCTCGATCAAACTCAGTCCCGGAAATGTTTCCGAAGGTTAGCATATTTGCAGTGACTTTCCGGAGGACGTCGTCGGCGTTAAAGTTGCTGAGCCCTTCCAGAGCCTCAGCGTTCTTCTGTAATCCGTCTAGAGATTTCCCGGAAGCGTCTCCCATAGACTTTAAGCCAGCCTCTACCTGAGCCATAGCCTCCGCATGTTGCGCTCCAGCCTTAAGAGACGTTACACCTATAAGGGCGAGAGGAGCTGTAATTCCGACAGACATAGTCCGGCCGATACCGGAGATCTTCTTTCCCATTCTCTGAAAAGACTTTGTCGTCTTCTTAATATCTCTCTGGACGCGCGTAACGCCTTTTTCAAAAGCGGCCGTATCTGCGCCGAAGACAGCTCTTAGAGCTCCGATTGTTGCGCTTCCTGCCATGGCCTTAACCTTTCTTTGCAGAGACAGCGAATAAGTCCCACCATTGAGCTAGAGCCTCTTGAGCGGGGAGCTGTTCTTTATTTCCTGTCTCAGCCTTATTCTGAGGCGAGCCAGTTTTCAAGTCTACGAGATAATTCTTAGGATCTGGATCTTTTGACTTTATGAAGACGGCCGTCAAAAATGCCGTAATAACAGCTCTGTTATGGCGCTGATAATTAGCTCTACGAGCGCCGATCATAATAGCCTCGTAAGTACGATGTGTCTGCTTCCAGAAGTCGGCTTCAGAAAATCCACACTCCGCCCAGTCACTAAGGAGCGTCATGTAGAAACGAAGCCCTCCTTTAGGGCTGTCGTCTACTTCTGTTTTTTTTTAGGATTTCCGTCTTCGTCGAAAGCGTCCGGGTAAGCCTTCACAAAGGCCGCATTAACGGCGGCGTCGGCTTTATCGAGGCCGACTTTTTCAACAATCGCCCCGGCTTCCTTCAGCGTTGTTTCCGGATGGTGCTCGAGGAGCATAGCCCATAATAGAGCCCGCACTGTTTTAGCCGCTTCAAATCTTACACGATCACGAGCAAGCTCGGGGAGAGGCCCGAGAACCTCCTCCGCGTCGCACATGGCATTAAAATTAAATTCGAGTTTATAGTCTCCGAAGGGGACTGACTTTCCTGAGCTCATAATCTTAAGTGGCGTCGCCTTCAGTAGGCAATCCAGAGATTTTAATAGTGAAAGAAGAAGTCCGAATACCGTCGATAGATCCGTCGTTAGGGGTGTAAGCCGTCACAGCGCCGACGCCAGCTAGTCGCTGAGTAGCGATAGGCGCGGCCGAAGGATTATCTAACTGGACAGCCCGCTTCTCTCTAGAGATCAAGTGCTCTTTAAATAGAAGATCGTCTGGATTGCCCGGAACGTATTTAATAGTCCCGGTCATTTCGCCGGGGTTAATACGAGAGACGATAAACTCGTCCACATTTCCGGAGCTCTGATCCGTACTATCAACTGTCGCCGCAGTAGTATTAGGAGGCGTACAAGTCATAAGTCCGAGGATTGCTTGTAGCGTTGCTCCGCTATTTGTGAGGCTTAGGACAATTCCGCCGCCGATAATTCCGTCTACATTTGACATTACGAGCTCCGTTTAGTGACAGTAAAACTTTCGCGCAAATTGACAGATAAAAACAAAATTCACAAGGGGGAATATTTAAGCGATATTATAGTGCCATATTTCAGCGTCGATAGCGATATGATAGATCCGCTCTCCGCCTTGTAAGTCTTGTACCGGAAGATCTCTATCTGCGTCAAAGAAGATCCTATGGAAGCGAGTGTCGCCTACTTCGACGTCTGCAAAATCCGCGCGGGGATCTATATAATCTCGAAGAGCCTTCGCAATCTTACGAGCCTCGAGATAGCTATTAGCCCAGATATCGTGCTGGATCCGAGTAGGCTCTTCGTTACTTCGGCCGCCCTGCGCGTACTGCCCTACAGTGGATATAGTCTCGAGCGTCATAGCCGGAAGGCCTTCTTTATCCGGGCGAGTTACCCAGTTGATTAAAGGCGTTTCATGCTTGCTATGAGATCCGAGCAAAGCTTGTAAAGTCTCTGAAGCGTGAAGATGATCTATATAATCTTGTTGCATTACGAAGTCCTCTTTAATTTCTCAGCTTCACGCGCGATCTTGCGCTCTTGTCTCTCTATAGCTGTGTAGAGTTGATCCCACATTTCACCTTCAAATTTAACTAAAACTTCGAACTTCTTAGCGTCCCATGCCGGGCGCATATAAGGCGAGGGGCTGTGATTGATAGTTCCGAACTCTTGCGGGATTGCATGTCTTACAGATCTATCCGGCCCTACATAGACTTCGACGTCGGATCTTTTTCTCGCCCGAGGCTTGGCCTTGGAAGATATTTTTATATTTGAACGAAGAACCCCGATCCGTTCCGGTGCTTTAAACTCAGCAAAGACGCGGACAGGCTCGAGGCTCTTAATCATGGAGCGGCGCGTTAAGGCCTTGGCCGTTGCGCCTTTGAGTGAGAACAGGAGATCTTCCATCTCCTTCCCGCCTTTTAACTCCGTTTTAAACACGGCGCTATTTTTGAGGAGCTTTGCCCTTGCCTTCGGCCGAAGTGACTTCTTTAACGAAGCCCGCTTTAATATCAGCTTCCGGGCTGGGGTGATCGTACTCTACGCCCTTAGGTTTTTCGAATTTATCGCCATGGGCATTACGATGCTTTTTTAGAGATTTAACTTTCATGTCCGGCTCCTATTTAATGCGGGCTCGAGCAATCATAATAATTTCTCTATTACGGCTCTTCCCTTCTGCGGAGCTTTCGATATCCCACTGGAAGCCGTCAAATGCAAGCCTATTGTCCTGAGGTTTTAGGCAGGACGTGTATTTAGAAAATCTGACTGTAACCGTAACTGGGAGGTTAGCCTGCTCCTGAGCGGCTCCTACGCGGCGTTCTCCGCCGGATCCTCGCATGACTTCGGCCCAGAGCTTTTTACCGCACTCCCATGTCTCTACGTCTTCCTTCTGCGCGTTCTGCGTGATGGATCTTACGAGGACTTCGATCCTTTGATCGTACTTGCCTGAGGCCATTAATGGAGCTCGTCTCTGTTGAGATCTAAGAGAGCCTTAACCGCGAAGGGAAGTGTCCCGGAGATCGTTCCTACGACGACAGCCTCGCGGTTCTCGTACCAGTGAGAGATCAATAATAGCTGAGCGTTAGTGATATTCTCCTGAGCCTCGTCGTCTGAGGATCCTAAAGTCGCTGTGACCATAACCTTAGAAGGATAGGCTATGGACGGAAATAGCTTGCCTAGCGCCGGGTGGATATTCTCGCCGACGAGACGATAGTCTTCTGCGGGAAGTGTCTGCTCGTTACCGTCCGGATCTGTGTAGAGAATATTAATAATAGCTTCGACGGGACGGAGTGGAATAGGAAGGCAGTCACCGAAGCAATCAAAAGAAAAGGTTTTGTCTCGAGGATCAATAACCAATCCAGTATAGCTCTCGCAATATGCGGAAGCCGCTTTAATATAAACATTTAGGAGCTCGTCGTTATCGTCGTCGTCTACTCTGCAATGTTGCTTTGCGAGCTCTAAGTCGATCATGGCTTAACCTTTAAATAATCGAGAGAAGATAGATTTCTTCTTCGGGGCCGATTTGACAGGAGAGGCCGGAGCCTCGTCGTGTATTTTAAGAGATCCCGGCTCGGCCGGAGTTGGCGAGATCTCTACTTCTTTTTTGCGGCCGTCTTCTTTTTAGCTGGAGCCTTCTTTTTAGCCTTTGCGGGCTTGGCGTCTGGATCCTCTAAACACTTTCCGATTAGGTGTTTAACCTTGTTAGGATCCTCTGTCCGAGTATCGCCGACGGCGTAATCTTTGTCTCCAGTGTGAGCGCGGATTACCTTAAAGTCTTTCTTCTGAGCCATAATGTTACCTTGTGAAAATAAAAAAGCAGAGCCGAAGCCCTGCTTTCTAATACCAAATATCTAGAAGAAGTCTAGATAGGAGTAGGCGCGGTAAGAGAGCCGTTGATAAACGCCTCAGGACGATAGACGGCAAGCGCTAGGCGTTGCTCCGCTAGAATGGTCACAAGGTTATTACGGAAGTTATTTCCGTCTTCTGTCGAAACCATAACAGCGGCGTCCATACGATCAAAGATCTGAGCGGCCATAGAGAACGCGCCAGCTAGGAAGGTATTGATAGCCTGAGCCTGAGTAACAACAAGAGGCAAAGACCATAGCATAGGCTGGATCGTTCCCTGAGGATTACCGATTATATAGCGGCCTTGCGTGTCCTTCTGCGTCTCGATATCTGCCCAGTTAGTAGGATGGATAATACATCCTGTAGCCGGGTACTCGGCGAGAGAGGCTTGCAATAAAGCAAGGCGGATCGTGTCGATATTAGTCTGAGCACCAACAGCAAAAGCCGGAGCGAAAGCTGAAGCTTGTGTATTCAGGCCTAATAGGTTTTGGCCGACGCCGTCGCCATTAAGAAGCTGATTTTCTTCTTTGAACTGAAGGCCATAGAGTAGGCGGCCGTCGATCATAGAGCCGAGCCCTAGAGCGTCCTGAAGGATCTCCATGGAGGCCTCCATGAAATGAGCCTGTTTACGAACCTGAGAAGTTGAAAGATCGAACTTCAGCGAGCTCTCAGGCTTTGTCGCACCTTCAGCGACCATAGCCGCATTATTCGTAAAGCCTGTCTCTTGCACAAACTCGATAGCATTCGAGTTAGTACGGCCGGGCATTAACATATCGCGGACAGTCATACGGCGATTTGGTAAGGTAGACATAGGGCTTTGTACGCGCTGTGTCTGGACGAGATCTCCGGCGGATCCGTCGGCGTCTGTTGTCAAAGAAGTAATAGTCTTCATTTGAACAGAGATAGATTGACCCTGAGAAATAGATTTTCCGGCAATAGCTTTAAACTCGTCCGAATTAATAAAGCGATCTCCGGCCGTCATTACGACAGACTTCTCGCCCTTAACTCGGTCTAGTTTTTGCTCGAGCTCTTTAAACGCCGCGCCTTGCTCGTTCATTTTTGTAAGAGCTTCGTCCAGCTTCTCTTTAAAGGAAATCGTAGCTTCCTCGCCAGTCTTCACCTGAGATAGAGCCTTCTCAGCTTTCTCCCGGACTTCGTCGATAGATTTCTCGTAGCCTTTTTTAATGCCTTCTACGAGTTCTTTCACTTCGTCCATATCGACTTGCTGAGGATCTTCTTTGATTTCCAAAGGCCCAGCGGCCGCCATATGAGAAACGCCCAGAACAAGAGCTGAAGCGAAGAGAGTAAGTTTAAGTTTGTTTTGCATGATATGCACCTTTAGGATTGAGGGCTCGCCTCTGTTTTTAATAATAGCGATTTAAGCCCCTCGCGGAGATCATAATCACTTCCAGAATTGCCCGGAGCCCCCGAGCCGTTTTTCAGGTTTACGCGGACAGCCCGCTCCGCCTGAGAGTTAGTGAGGTTGCAATCCTGCTTTAGGAACAACTCCCACTCGCGCTCGCTCAGACGTTCCCCGTCTGCAAGCTTAGCGCGGATATCTGACAGCGCCTTAACGCTCGTCACATTTGCGTAAGGATCCATCCCTACCGGGACGAAACTAATCTCGAATAGATTTAGCGCCTTGATCTTCCGGACGCCGTCTTCTTTTGTAGCGCCGCCTTCGGGGACGCGATAGCCAATGGATAGACCTCGAGCGAGGCCGCTCTTCATAAGGCGATAGGCCTTCATAGAATATTCTGAAAGATCCGGAACGATACGGCCTTTAACCTTAAGGCCTTTTGAAGTCTCTTCGAGATCTGTAAATCCGCCCATGACCTCCTCTTGTTGATGTCTCCAGAGGAAGGGAATAATTCTCTTTTCGCGCTTCATGGCGATTAATGTTTTCTTGTAAGCTCCGGGGAGGATCATATCTCCGCCCATATCTACCTTACCAAAGACGGAGGCCAAGCCTTCGAACTCGCCCTCGTCGTCGATCTCTTTTAGCTCTAGAGTAGCGTTTAGATTATCACGCATTTTGAGGATCTCCGTTTTCGTTTCCGGTTGCTTCGTTAAGCGGAACATTTTGCATTTGTACCCTGCATTCGTCCCCGCCGTCAACTGCGGGAAGGCCTTCTAACTCTCTGACATAGTTCTGAGAGAAGATACCATTACGGATCATTATCTCATAGAACTTCGCTCGAGCGGCGCTATCGCCTCTTAGCAGAGCCTCCATATTGAACTTAATATACATTCCTCTCGCGCGTTCTTCTGGCGTTAAAAGCTGTTTCTCGAGAGACTTCTCGATACGCTTTAACCGTCTGCGGAGAGTGAACTTAAGGAAGGCTAAGATCTGTTGCTCGAGCCCTTTACCCCATGACGTGCTCTTCTCAGAATGGCCGATCATAAACGGGTGGACGCCAAAGAAACGACAGATCTCCTCTACGCTGAAGCCCCGCGTCTCGAGCATTTGGGCGTCTTTAGGAGCTATAGATAGAGCTTCCCATGTCACGCCATTGTCTAAGATCAGAGGACGGCCGGAGTTTATCGAGCCTTGATATTCATTAAGCAGAACATTTTTAGCTTTCTTTCTTTGCGCTTTATCCAGCGGACGAGGATATGTAAGGACGCCGCTGGGGGACATTCCATTATCGAAAGTTTGCGAGGCCGCGTGCTCTGCATTAAAGGCCGTCCGAAGAGTACGGGCTCCGGCGCTGAGTGTAGATACGCCGCCCATAGGAGTAGCAAAAGATCCGCGAATATGCAGGACGTCGTCTTGTTTATCGACGTAACGCTTACCCTCCAGCATGTAAGTATATTCGAGCTCGCCTGAAGTTTTTCTCCGGACTTGCATGTAAGAAGGGTTAATCGGGATTAGAGAAGACGTCCCGCCTAAGACGCTCTTTACCTTCTTAGCATATCCGGATCCGTGAAGCTCTATAGCGGCCGACATGTACTCCCAGAAGTCTACGCATGTTAGATCGTAGTTAGGATCTGAATTTAAAACTGAGTAGAGAGGATGATCTTTAGCAGGCTGGATCTCGCCGTCTTTCTTCGCATGGAAGAGCTCTAAAGGGAGAGTTCCGATTGTCCCTCCTATAACATTTAAGCAAGCCCAGACAGCCGAGATAGACATAGCGACAGTCTCGTCCATGGGAATTATATTCCGCCCAGAGGGGCCGCCGGGATAAAGGCCGTCGGACGTATCTGTCTTAAGCTTTGTTCTTAAGGATCCGAAATAGCCGAAGGTTCTAGCAAAAATACTCATTCTTCAAAACTTTCTAACCAATCATCGACGCCGCCGGAAAGCGTCTTTTCTAAAGCTATAGCCGCGCCGACTGCCATGCACAAGGCGATTACGGCGTCAATTTTATTAAGGCTTGTCTCTTTATCAAGCCAATAGTTACCCCAGCGATCCGTATAAGGAACGGCCGAAGCGACGGCCGAGAGGAGAACTGGGTTAGCAAAAAGACGGATCCTCTTCTCTGCGATAAGCTCCTCGAGAAGCTGGACGCTCTTAGGCATCCATAAACCCTTAGCCTCGCTCTCCTCCTTACCCTGAGCGAGGATATAGTCGATCATAGCTTGATTAGGTTTGCCTTTTTTTATGCCGCCCTGAGGGTGCTCTATGACGTCACACGACAGCCCCAGCTCTTTCATTTCATCTTCGAACCTCTCGAAAGCGTAGCGATCATATGCGATAGTTTGAAGATCATAATCTCGCAGATCGTCGCCGACAGCCTGAGCGACGTCGAAGTAAGGGATCCTCTTTCCCGGCTTGGCTATGAGATATCCCTCGTCATACCATTTTCTATACGGTTTATTATCTCGTATGACCCGAGCGTCCATTGTGTCGCGGGGCGTCCAAGCGTCGATCCAGCCGTCGAAAGTCGGACGCATCCTCTCGACTTTCTTGCCGTTCTTATCTTCTGAAACAATCTTCTTCATTCCCGTAGGAACTACTAGAGCCTTGGCCGTTAAGTCTTTCGACTGAGACAGATCTAAGCCTATGTAGGCTCTCTTCCCAGAGTGGATATCCCGGAAGCGAAAGCTTTTAGGATCGTATTTCTGGAGAACAGGAGACAAAGTCTTACGAGGCATCCACGCCTTAACTGCGTCTGTCCATTGGCAGAAGTGAAGCCTTAAGATCCCGTTTAATGAGCCGGGCTTAGTGTTAGCCTGATTAACGATATCCGCCATGTAATCGTGATCGAGAATAACGCCGAGGAGAGGATTAGCTTTAATCCAGCAAGAGGGATCTTCGAGAGGATCGTCGTCTGGATCTAAACCGCAAACAAAAGAGAAGGTGCTGTCGTCTATGATATCTCCTATGTAGTGAGGATCTTCGTCTGTCGCGTCTTCGTTCCCGGCCGCAACTTTAACAGCGTGGATATGCTCTTCCCAGCATATCGAAGCTCTATCGGATCCGGAGTTAGTAATCATAAGGAGGAGGGGATTACGACGGAATTTAAAGCCCCGCTCTAATTGCTCGAGCGTCTTACGGTTTTTCATTTCGTGGATCTCGTCGGCGAGCGCCATATGAGGACGCGGCCCGGCCCCTGAAGTAGCGAAACCCTTAGACACTGGACGGAAGAAAGATCCCTTCCTTAGGTAAGCTATGTTAGTCTCAGCGCCGACGGAGCCGGAGATATGGACGCGCCGCTCTATGTCTGGAGACTTACGCACCATTTTACAGGCGTCCTTAAAGAGGATCTCCGCTTGCTGAAGGTTAGAAGCGGCGGAGTATATCTCAGCTCCCGGCTCATTATCGGCCATTAAGCCGTAAAGACCTATTGCTCCAGCGAGCGGGGACTTACCGTTTCCTTTTCCTATCTCCAGATATGCCCGGCGGAAACGGCGCTTTCCGTTCAACTTAAAGAAGCCGAAGATATTCATTACGATAAACTTCTGTACGAGCTCGAGTTTAAACGGCTTCTTTTCGAACTGTCCCTCGCTGAGCTTCAGCTTAGTTTCGATAAATCTTACAGCTCTGTCAGCGGCGGCGAGATCGAAATAAATATCTTTGCGCTTAATGTCTGCGAGGAAACGGCGGCAAGCGTTGCGGACATGCGGCCCGGCTACGATTTCTTTTTTCATTACGAGCCGAGCGTAGTCTCGAGCGTAATTATATGGCTTAGGTTTTGTCTTAGTCATCGCCGAAGAACTCGTCTTCCGGCTCGTCGTCCGTTAAAGGGCTGGCTTCGATCCGCGTTCTTGCGCTGGGCGTCATGCCAAACTCGGCCGCGTAGCGCATCATATCTCGCATTGCAGTGTTGGCTATGCCTACGAGAGGCGACTGAATAAGATTTCCGTTAGAGGTTTTTTCCAAAAGTCCGCCGCCGACGGCTCCTTTTTTCTTCCCGGCTTGCGTAAGTTTTGTCTCCGCAGTCTTCCAGCGGCTATAACATTGGCAATATGCGGCGAGCGCCGCGCGATCTGCGCCAGATAAAAGGCCTAGATTGAACAACTCTTTACAGATCCTCTTCCACTCTGTTTTCGCCGACGGGCTTAAGTGAGCCGGAGCTGTCGGGATCCGGATCTTTGGCTTCGGCTCATTCTTCGGGAGCGCCCTCTTACCGGGATTATTTTTCAGCTTTTTTAGCGCTGTAGGTTCTTTCTTTGGGCCGGGCATATTCGACCTTTAGAATATCGTTTAGAAAAAATCGACCCCCTATGTCCTAACCTGCGGCGAAAGTTTTTTTTGATGGCCGCCGCTAGAACCTCGGCTCTGGGTGAGGTTTTATGCTCCCCCCCTGTTATCCATCGCCCTATATGGGCAGAGTTTGCATAGATTTTAGGGTGCTCTTTAACTGAGAGACAGTGTCTCTTCGCTCTACAGGAGAGCTAGTCCTCTATAGGAGGGACGAAGGGAAGATGTGATCCGGGCCATGGATAGCCTAGCTCTTCGGTAGTAGGGCAAGCGGATATAATAGCGTCGCTATATGTCTTCCAGTGTGATCCGCATACTCGACATGCAATGTAAGAATATGTTCGCGAAGTCTCTCTACCTCTTAGGGCTCCAGTCCCAGCCCAGACAGTGTATAGCTTAGCCCATTGTCGAGGACGTTGATTAGACCCTTCCGGAACTGTTAGCGGTTGCTTTCGCTCTTTACAGCTACACGAGATACCGGGCGAAGGCTCATAGGTATAGGAGGCTATGACTGAGCCGTCGTGATTTTTATATGTGACTGTAGCTGTCATGGCTGGATCCCGGCGACGACGTGGATAACGTGACGCTGAGCTTTTACCCAAAGCTTCTGAGATAAGGCGTGTCTCTTAGCTCTCTCTGATTTGCGGATCTTCTTCTTAAGTAAGCGGGGGACTAGCGGCCAATGATCCTTACAAAACCAGAAGACGTATGGCTTCTCTGTTTTATGAGGACAGCATATAACCTCGCATCTAGTCATAGTGATCTTCTCGTATGCGGCCACAGTGAGCACAATCTCCCATAGCCTGATAGTCTGGCGTATAGCCTTTACATGGGCTCGGCTTAGTCTCGAGCTGAGGATCTGCCTTATTATCGAGAGGGATATCTGACATTAATAGATCTTTCCTTTACCCTCTATGATCGCTTGGATCTTAAGTCGGGATTTTGTGTTTAGTGTTGATAGGCATTTCTTTACCGCCTTCTCTGGGCCGCCTTTAGGGGTGCAATCTACAGACACTTTGAGAGGTATGTCCCAGACAGTAACCCTTACGATATCATGTCCAGAGCGGCCGTTAGTATAGGAGACATAGGATCTATGAGGATCCTCTTCACACCATGCCTTAACTGCTTTGATTAATAACCGTTTCGTTTTTGTCTGGGACAACTGAGGACTACTTCTTCTCAGGATCCGGGATAGCTATAACCTGATACTTATTCTTCTTCACGTTATTGTCCTCGAGGAACTTCCACGCGGCCGATTTAAGCTGAAACCAGCCTGCGTCTTCCTGATTAGACGTATGAAGAATAGCGCCGTCGTCATGTGCTATAAATTCGTGAGGCTGTGACACAGTCCTAATAATATAACGAAAGCCTAGAGAAGCTTCCTGCTCAGCTCTAATCCGCGCGTTCTCGTCAGAGAAGGCTTTAGGAAAGTATGGGACATGGGCGATATTAGTATGAAGGGCTTGAACTGT